ACCAGTCCGTATCTTTACAGTAAGATAAGAACTTTTTCTCTTATAGACAACTTATATTTCGTTGTTTTGCAATAAATCTCCTATTGCAGCAGATACTGTTTGATGTAACAGTGTTCTGTTGTCTATATCTAGATAGTCTTGAAGTTTATCTGTGATAGCTTCAGCTAGTTTTAAAACGTCCTCATCAGATAAATCAAGTTGTTCTCTGACTACGTATTTTTTATTTTCTAATATGATTTTAGAAAGTTTCATATTTTAAATTCAAATTTAATATCAGGATAATAATACCTGTCATCGTCACTATCGAAAAAATTTGCACCACCTGTTACTTCAAATCCTTTTGCCTCCAAAAAACTTTTCATATTCTGATATTCTGAAGGTCTTAGTTCTTCTTGTGCTTGTATAGTAACTTTACCTATTGCTTTATCTCCATTAGAGTGTTGGATTATAGAGACAGAAATATCATCTCTATTGTAAGTATCTTTCATTTCATTCTCAATTTCTTGAGCTTCAGTTTTGAATTTACTCCAATAATCGTCCTCTAATATAATATCGCTTAGTTTCATAATTTAATTAGCAATCACAGCAGTTGCATTCGCATGATGTTCCGCATTCACAAATTTTACAGTCGCACTTCATAATTTTTTTATTTTAACGATTAAATCACCAGTTCCTTTTATTAAACGGTGATATGTCTCTTTAGGTATAAATAGTTTGTTTTTTTCTAATGTACGTGGAATATCGTTATCTAATTGAAATTGCCAGTCTGTATCGTGAGTAGCTTCTACTATACGATCCTCTTTATCTCTATGCCATACGAATTCGAATGAGGGAGTATCTTGAGAGAACTCTCTAATTGTATAACCTTCTTCTTTTTTTTCAGAATATGGTCTACCAGTAACCTGAGAAGTTTGATCCACCACCTAATGATTTCCAATAACGGCCAATATTACATGACCAATAACCTGCTTTTGTTTTATCTTTTTTAGTTGCACATTTATGTCTTGCAGCAAATGAAGCTCTTGCTCCTTTTTGTTTAAACTTAACAGATAAACCAGTATCACCAAATGATACTTTTTTAACATTACCTTTCTTTGACTTAACGTAAACGTAGAATTTTTTACTACCACCTCTTTTAGGTTTGTTAAGTGCAACTTTTTTTCCTCTATATTCAGCTTCAGGGATATAGTCAACTGATGCTTTTAACATGTCAAAGCCGTTATAATCAAAAGTTTCGTTTTGTATTTCTACTGCTTTTCTAAATTTATCCATATCCATAGCACCGCCGATTGATTCGACAAGCTCTTTGATGAGTTCGTAATCAATCATTTCATCTATACTCATAGCTTCATCAATCGTATCCTCGTTTTCGATCATTTCATCAATCATGCAGCCTATTTCAAATAAAGCATTTTTATCTGGTGATACCATTGGAAGATCTAAAGGCACTTTCATACCATTGTAATCTCCGTACTCTCCTATATCGGTTGTCTCTAAAAGCTTTTCGTCCTCTTCATTTAACGTAATATAACCGTCTCTCCACGCTTCTCTTGCTTCAGCAAATAGTTGTATAAACGCTTCAGAGTTATAACGGTAGACATTCTCATGTAATGTTAGTCCATTGTCTATGTGGTACTGTAGTGAAGGTAGGCCGATAATTTCTTTTAGTTTAATCATTGTTAAAATCTTTTCTATAAAATTTTCCTAATATATTATCATTTATATATTGATGACTGTATGTCTCTAGGACGTCATTTATAAATAGGTGCTTGCATTCATAATAAGTTAAAAGCTTCTTATTAGGTACAAGATCAAGTATTTTTTTCTCAAAATCTTCTCTCAAGTCTTTTGACTCATTAACTAGTTTTTTAATAGTAGGGTGAGAGCCGTAGTAGTCTTTCCAATCTGATTCTGTTATTACTTTCTGTTTAATAGGAACTCGTCCTCCTATTCCTTTAGCTTTACGCTCTTCGCGTAATGCTTCTAATGCCCGTTTACCGAGTCTTTTGTTTCTTTCAAAGTAAAGGACTTTCTTGCCAATATATTTTTGACCTGTAGGTTTATGGTTTACTAAATAAATAAATCCATAAGTATCTTTTGGGAAATCTGAAATATCGTTGAAGATCCTACCCTGGAAAGTCCAGGAAGGGTTAGTCATATCCATATAATTTGGTTTTGGTCGCTAGAGCTTTGACTTCAGCTCATCGATCTGTAACTGCTGTTCTTTGACAGCTTGTATCAATAACGCGACAATTTTCTCATAACGTACGGCTTTATAGCCATTGTCTCTTGTTGCTACTACCTCTGGCAGCACTTTTTCGATTTCTTGAGCGATAACACCAACATCGTGACCGCTATGCTCAGAATTACTATTCCAATCAAACTCATATCCTCCTATTTGATTTATTTTATTTATTGCACTATCAATTGGTGTTACATTATCTTTTAATCTTTCGTCTGAAGAAAAGAATGCTGTAATGTCACCACCTGCAGTTATTGCTCCCAATGTTGCAATTGAACCACTTATATCAATCGTACCACTTCCTGAAATACTATTGCCGTTAAGTTCTAAAGTACCTCCTAACTGTGGTGTTGTATCTTCTAATACACTTGCTATGCCTGCTCCTCCAGATCCAGTATTTATTTGTATGTCTGCTGTTGATCCATTTCCTTTAGTAAAAGTAATAGTATTCAGAGAGACTGAAGCACTCGTAAAGAAACTAGATGTAAGTGAGTTAACAGATCCAGATATATCACTAGCTATTTGAGCTGATGATGATAGTAAGGTTGGTTTATTTACTAATGTATTAAAATCTGTTGATCCTGTAATTCCATTAGTTACTGATAAAGAACCTGTAAATATATGTGTATCGTTTTGAGTATCACCAAATAGGGTTGATCCTGAATTAAAAATAATAGAGGAAGAAACAAATTCGGTATGGTATTCTTCTGCAGTTACTCTTCCAGTAACAGTCAAACTTCCTGTTATACTTGCATCCCCTGTGTTACTGATTGTACCGGTTTGAATTAAATTACCAGTTCTGTATGTGTTACCAGAGTGATTAGTATTTCCTGTATGTACTTTAGTACCTATATGGTCTGAGTCACCTGTTAGTTTATAATTACCTGATTGGGTTATCTGCCCTGTTAAGTTATAATCTCCAGTGGTTGTATAGTTACCTACTGTAACTGTATTACCTGTTATAGAAATATCTCCTGATTGTGTTGTAGGACCGGTAATCTCTAACCTTCCGGTTATATCCATACTCCCGGTAAAGGCATGATTTCTCCTATATCGTCTCCAAATTTAGTAGAACCAGATTTATAAACGTATGAAGTTGCAACTTTTTCTGTTATAAATTCTTCTGCTGTAACGGTTCCACCTACTACTAGATTTCCAGTAATATTTTGTGAACCGGTTACATCCAGTACGCTTTGTCTGTAATCAAACCTGAAGTTATTAGAACCTGTAAATAATGCATTAGAACCAGAAGGAGCGTCTCCTTTTTTAATTTGAATATAGTAATCATACCCTACAGGAGCTTGAAAAGGTAGAACTGTTTCGTTGTTTAGAGATTGAGATTTGTATAAGTATAGCCCGGAACCATCATATGAGGCAGAGTAGTAAAACTCTCTAAAGTTGTTATCTAACTCAGTATGAGTAAGTGATGAGCCTTTTGTATTTCTAAACGTTAGTGCCATTTTACTGGTTATTTTCTAAATTCTGAACTCTGTCAAATAATGTTTGGATAAGTTCCTGTTGGTCTTTTACAGCTTCAATTAGAACACCTACTAAACCGCTGTAGTTTACACTAAGATAATCATTTTCATCTTTAGATACAACTTCTGGTACGGTGTTTTTTATTTCTTGAGCTATTACTCCTACTTCTTTTATTCCATTATCTCTATCAAAACTAACTCCTCTAGAAGAGATAATTTTTGTAAGGGCATCGTCTATAGATTTAATATTAGTTTTTAATCTTTCATCTGAGGTTTGGAATAGAGAAGTACATTGAACACTTCCTGAAACTTGTAATTGATAAGATAAACTACTTATTGATTCATCTACATTTATACCTACTTTAGTACCATCTACGATAAATCCTTGTGAGCTAGTTATAGCTTCACTACTAGAAAAATAAGCTACTCTTCTAGGACCTCCATTTAAAACTCCTTTTAGTAAAGGAACTCTATGAGAGGAATTATTAACTGGTACTTCTATACTTGAAGTGTAATGTAAAACCAAGACAGTACCGGCACTTTCTAAAGAACTTGAATAGAAATAGTTACCTAAGTTAGTATCCATTTCTGAATAGGTTAGTGCTTGTCCTTTATTAGCTCTGAATGTTATTGCCATTATAAATCTATTTTTACGACAAATGTCATATCCGTATTTTGTGTTTTAGGGATCGGTCTCCCAGTTTTAGCTACTGCAATCAATTCATTTGCATCATTATATAATCCTACTGTAGTTACATACGGGGTAAACTGACTTCCTGTTAAATTATTTACTACTTCTCCATTTGAGCCTGATATAGCTGAAGGATTATAAGTAAAGTTAAGGTCTGAGTCTTTTACCTTACAGTGTACATTATATGTATAAATAGGTTGGTTTGATTTCCATCTTAACTTATGTCTACTATATGTACTTACGTACCTAGCTACTGTTTCATCAGAAAATACTACCTGTCCTTGATTATAAATAATATCGCCGACAACTTTTCTAGGATCTGTAAAGTTAAGCTCAGAACCGGATAATATTAAAGCACCATTGCCATCGTCTATTATTTCTAATCTTTGTTGCCCTTTATCAATATCTATATACTGTTCTAGGGATTCGTCAACATATATACTTTCTGATACTAAATAGTCAGTAGAGTCAACAGGATTAGAGTTATACCAGTATTGAGTATTCTCAATATATTGATTTTCACCAGAGTATCTATCTGAAATATAAGAGTCACTTATATATTTGTCTGCAGTTTCTACCAGAGGTTTAAAACTAAAAGTACCTGGTTCTATATGAGTACCAAATAAAGTTTTAGGAATAGAAATTACTCCTACTTCACTTTTAATATCTCTTGATCCACTTAAAGTTAAAGATGTTTGGAGAGAAAGATCTCTAGAGCCAGAAAACAATCCTTCACCAATCCCATCTGAGTAGTATAGGTTATCTATACTGTTGTATACTAGTGATTCATATCTATTATTTCTATAATCAGAAGGGTAAGGGTAACCTGGTGCTGAACCTGAAAAACCTCTTAAAGTCTCAATAGTACTGGTATTAACTAAGCTTTCAGTAGTTTCCCACTGCTTACGTGCTACGTAGTCAGATACATATACATCTTGACGGTTTAGTTTCTTGTAAGTACTCATTCATTAGTAATCTAACTTGATTCTTACTAAAGCTTCTTTTGTAAAGTCTTTTAGTAAAGGTCTAGATAATTTAGCTACAGCAAGTAAATCGTTGTTGTCATTATAAAGTCCTACTGATGTAGCGAATGATTGAGGTGAGTTAATCATAACACTATGACGTAATTCTCCTGAACCTGTAATAAGAGAAGGGTTAGTAGAGTAGTTAAATTCTGCATTTCTTGCTCTCACAAAAACAAAGTTAGAAGAAATAGTTTCTTCAGACTGTAATCTAAAGTGTGCAGGATATTTAATATAGTCATACATTCTTCTAATATTATTTCCTCCTGAATTGGAAGAGCGGTTAGTAGATAATTCTATACCTCCTAAAGAGTTTGGAGAATCTAAAGCAGTTCCGTTTAATAATATTATTCCAACATCCGGTAAAAGTTTTCCATAAGAGCCGGATCCATTTGTATATCCATTAGCTTCTACTGAAGTGTTAACAGAGCCTACTGATCCGGAAACTAATTCGTATACTCTTCCTGAATCTGTAAAAGTAGTAGTAGCTGATACTAAACTGTTGTCTGTTAAGCTCACTATTCTGTTACTACCAGATATTCCTAATTTAAGTGTAAATGTACCTGGAAGAATCTTTTCTTTATACCTTGCTCTATCTATAGCTAATACATAAAAATGTTCTGAGTTTTTACCTCCAAAGGTAAACTCAGCTTCTTCATCTCCTAATACTAGATTTCTATATTGTCCGTAAATAGTTGAAGATGGAGATTTACCTGGTACATTATCATTAAATAGTAATGAACCTGATCCTTGTTTGTCTGCGTATGCTATACTAAATTGAACTCTAGAGTTAGAAAGCCCAGAGCCAGTTTGATATACATCGTAATAATAATCGGCAGAAGTTCCTCCAATCTGTGTAGATGAAGTAAAAAATCCTGTTAATATAGTTGAGTCTTCAGACCATAACGGAGTTGTTATTGATTCAGCACTTACAACTATATCTTCTTGGTCAAATCTTTTGTATGACATAATTAGTTAGTTTTAGTAATTGTTACTGGAATCGTTATTCTTGCTCCGGAGTCTCTACCAATCACTGTTATTGTGGTTTGTAGCCTTGTTCTGTTTCCAAATAAAGTATTTACTGAGGTAGCAGTTAAGTTTACTGTTGTACCTATAACAGTCTTAGAAACGTTTGTTCCTAAAGTAGTAGAAGTATTTAATCTTTCTGCTTCTTGAGAGTTGATACCAACACCTGTAAATGAATTTAATACTCTAGTGTCTGCTATCGTTGCAGTATATCCTCCTGCTTCAAATGTAGAAGTTGCTCCTAAGTAGTTTAGCGTTTGAGGGGTAATTGCTACTGAAGCTCCTTGTTTAAGTGTTACTGATGCAAATCCTAACTCTAGTATAGGTAGTTTTGAGGTACCTCTAGGTAGAGTAGTAAGTTTATATTTCATTATTTGAGTCTCATCTGGAAAGGCTTCTAATAACGGCATGTTTTCAATTGCCTCACCATAA